GCCTTTACGCTTGGATATTTTATATCCGAGGTTGCGTCGGTGGATACATTGAGACTCTTGTTTTCTATAAGTTCTTTTGTAGCCTCGGCAGTCGTTGCTAGAGCGACTTCTTCATTTATACTTGTAGTCAGTAATACCAATGCTTGAACCGTAGTCAATAAATTATTCCAGCTTGACGAAATATGGTTGTATGAAAACCCTGACCCAGTAAGAGTAAATTGGTCACTTACGTTCGCAACAGATAACCCGGTCTGAGTTAGATTAGTCTGTATGGACATTATAGAATATATATATTTTATGTATCTACATATAATGGACAAGGTCGCGTTTCTTTGTTTAACCTACAAGGGTATCGTGAATGAAAAAACAAAAACATGGTTAAAAGGTAAACCAGTGTACATCAATACCAAAGAACCGATTTCTAACAGAACTTATACAGTTTTATCAGTACCAACTGAATGGGCAAAGCGTAGTATCGTGGATGCTACCCTGGAACTATTAAGGGTGGCCTACGAAAACCAACACGAATGGTACATGCTGTTGTCGCATGATGTATACCCACTTGTCTCGTATGAAAGTTTGAGCAAGACATTGGGTCAATCGCAAGGCAAATCGATGTTCCACTTGATGGGACAGAATAAAATCGGAACCGAATGGAAGTCCAGCCAGTGGTGGTGTATGTCAAGACAAGACGTGGGTCTTATTCTTCAACATCATAAAGAATACGACACGTATTTGAAAGAATGTCCTTATCAAACAATGGCCGCAATAGATGAACTGTATTTTTTAAGTTGTCTCAAGTTTCTTATTCCAGCATACACCTATGTAGAGAAAAAGACCATCTATGTGGATTGGCTCACACAAGGTGTACAAAAACATCCCGTTACTTATGGTGCGCTATTGGATGGAGATGCGGAACGTATGAAGGATTCCTTTTTCTTACGAAAGACAACGCCATACTTTACATCGAGACTTCATGTCCCTAAGAATAGATTGGTGATAAAACTTTTCGGAGACAAAAGCGACCCGTTCGTCCAGGATGTGCCGGATGAAACCGACCTCATCTTAGTCTCGATGATTAGAGACATACCTGACGCAACCTTGAAACGGTCGCTTCGTATCTATCCAACACTTTTTTCAAATACAGAACGTGTGTTACGCGAAATCTTGGACCGATTGCCGCCATTATGGAAAAGTATTTTTATTTTGCCTGAGAAGGTGTCAAGTCGGTCTGTTCAATATTTTCCCTATTCATCTCCTATTCGGTTAGACACTTTATATAGATACAAACAACCCAAGATTGCCTTTTTATTCTTGACGATTGGAGACATTCATCAACCCGAAGTATGGAGTCGTTATTTCGAAGGAAATAAAGGAAAATACAGTATCTATTGTCATCCAAAGTACCCAGAAAAAGTCAAGACAGCTTGGCTAAAAGAAGGCATTCTCTCGAAACGAGTCGAGACAGGATGGGGATACATTACTCATGCGTATGAATGTTTAATGAGAGAAGCCATGAAAGACCCAGAAAATATAAAGTTTGTTACGATTAGTGAATCGTGTATACCATTGAAACCATTTGAATCTTTTTATTCACATTTGAAAAAGGATGACGAACGGACATCTTATGTCAAATTTATGAGACTAACTCAATACGATAGGCAGGCCCGCATTGAAACACAGTCGAATTTTCACTCTATTCCGTCCTTTCAAAAACATTATGCACGCATGTGTTTGTCTCGGTATCACGTTTCGAAACTTCTGAGTAGCCCACACCTGGACTTCTTTCACAAGATGCACGTGGGAGATGAGTTTTTTCTATCCTCGATCGGTATAGAGTCGAACGTGGACTTTGTAAAGCCCATGGAAATCACTTATGACAACTGGGAGGATACCAAGTCTCGACTATTGAAACTCAAAGAAGATAACCAGACGCTAGGTCAAAGTATATTAGAGAAGGACTTGTATCGAAGGAATAAAGCCTTACAAGAAGAGATTGGAAAGAACCCCAAAACGTATAAAACGATTACAACAGAAGAAATCGAGACAGCTCTTCAAATGGAGTCATTCTTTTGGCGTAAGTTCACCTCAGACCCATTGCCCTGGACACCAGGTCTATTGTCCATCTTGCCGAAAGAAGGTATGAAAACGAAATCACCCGACACACGTGAAACCTTTAAATCAAGAAAGAAAAAAGGGACACGTAACCGTACCCGTAATTCAAAAGTTATATAAAGTTCACGCCAATTTTTCAATAGCAGATTGAGAGATATATTGTACTTCTATCTTTGGCGGCATAGCGTAATAGAACAACATAACAATTCCGATTAGGATAAATACGACATCCCATGGAAAACCATCCTCATAGACAGGCATATCATTGTCTTCCTTGACATCTTTTTTCTCCAAGACGTTCAGTCGTTCTTCAAATTCATGAATCTTTCGCTCTAATACATCGATGATATTACACTGTTTCTTGTGTAAATGATACGGGTCATCTTGTAAGAGCTTCTTCTGTATGATTTTTTGAATTCGGTCAGAACGGCGAAGTTTGTGCTTTCCATTTTCGTTCATGATTTTCATTGTTTGATAATGTGTATATAGAGAAAAAGTTCAAATCAATTTTTAATTAATTGTCCTAGTTTCCTCGTCGGTCGATAACGAAAGAATAAATGTTTATATTTTCCGGTTTTCTTATAGATTGTATATTTTGCGCCTCGACGTCTGCGTAGGTCTTCTAGAGAAGGTTGATAACCGATACAAGGCATCCGAAACCGACGCATTTGTTTTGTTTTTTTGTCTTTACAAGCGGTAAGTAAGGAACAATACAACAAAAGGTCAGACGAAGGTAACGATGGAATATCTAGAAAGGTAAGCGCATAATAGGTGGAAAGTACAGTATCGTAGTTTGCTATTTTAAATCGTTTCCCATATCTTTCGAGTATGTTGTAAGACTGACAAGAGTCGATGCTCACGATAAATAACAACGGAATCCGTTCAAAGGACACCTCACATACCTTACTGAATTTATTTTGATAGAAATGAAGGGTATAGGTAACGTCCTGAAATAGACTGAGAATTTCGTTTGGGTCTTCAGTAAATACCATGACATTTCGTGAATGTTTTTGTCTATATTCTACAGGAAACATGGGTTGATAATAGCTAATACCGAACTCTCCAGCCAGCACAAAAGGTTGTAGTCTCTGTATCAAGGTTTTGAAAAAAGGTGGAGGTGGGTCATTTTGTACCAAAGATTTATCGTGAAGGGTAGGATGTTCTTCTTCTAATAGTTGAAGACGTTTGTATATTTTGGTCCAACGACTGACATCCCCCAGAGGACGAGACAACTCCAAATAAAGGCTCATTTTTAAATAGCTATATGGAACATAGTGAATACCCTCTATCTTTCGAGAGGACTTCCAAAGTACCTTATAGAGGGGTTCTTCTAAATGACTAATATCCACCAAAGGTACAAAGTTAACAAAAATTTTATAGGTTCCATCAAATATAGCCGGTTTTACTTCTACCTCATCTGTATGTTGAGATAATTCTTTGGCCAATTGTTTACAGTCACGAATGGCGTTTGGAGAGTAAAAATCATAGTCTGGAATATCCCATAAACTATAGAATTGCTTAGACGGCGGCAAATACAAGTTCAGAGCATGTCCGCCATATCCAATCAGTTTATGCTTTTTCATGTATTTTTCCACAATGTCAAACAGTTCAGGTTTCATATATTTTAATCTTGTAATACCATGTTGTAACTTCAGATTTTCCTCGACGGCTTTATCCAGGTCACTCATTGTATTACACATGTAAAAAAGTTGTTGATGAAATTAAGAAGCGACCTCCAAAAAAGGTTTAAATGCTGACTCTGAGAAAAAAGAATTGTAAGCATCCAAGTATCGGTCTTTGGTCTGGAAGTTCATTCCTATGAATTGAATCCCTAGAGGAAACCCTAGTGTAAAATCGTAATTATCACTAGAGGTTTTTAAATTGGGATAAAGTATAGTTAATGGATTACGTTGCTTTTTGTTCTCATCGTACACATCTTTCATACGTATGATACGATTTTCCAGGTTACCAAAATTCACTACAGACAGTTTATTCAGTTTGCTTGACTCGTAATTCAATAATCCAGTGGTATCTACCATGATGAGGACTTTTCCAATCAATTGTTTGACAGTCGTACTATTCATATTGACAATGTCTGTATAGAGAAGACTACCTGCCGGATTATCTTTTCCAAATGTTGATTGTAGGATGTCTCCCATTTTGTCGTAAGTTTTTTTGATTCTACTCTGGATACGGAAAATCAAGATTAAAGGGTCAGTCGTATTGGGACAATTAAGTGGGTCAAGTATAAAGGACCGTTTCACTTGTTGCATCACTTCTGAAAAGGATAGACTGTTATATTCCTCTTTATAGAGTGGACTAATAAACGAAGATGCCGACACCACTGGCTCTTCTTTTAAAGAAAAAATGGTAAAATCTAGGGCTCTGACTCCTTGCTTGGCACAATTGATGAGAGCACATGTGTCGACGTAATCATTTTTAAAATCCCCTACACAACAGCAGTTGTAGGCTGTTTTCACATAGACTTTGTTCAAAGATACATCTGCTTTGAACATGGATAAAGGTTTGATAGATGTTTGTAATTCTGTTTTACTCAAGGATTTACAGTGATATTTTCTTTTTTTCACGTTCACATAAATATACAAGATGAAAAATAAAAGAAACAGAAAAATAGCGATAGGTACCGCCGGTTTTGCGGATACCTTTTGTAAGACTCCATTGACTTGGTCCATATGTTTCCTGGATAAAAAAAGGTTTTAACTAAGATTTAAATAAACAAAACTATATAGAAGAGCATGGGCGGAGGATTATTGAATATCATCTCGTACGGAAACCAAAATGTAATCTTGAACGGAAACCCAAGTAAAACGTTTTTCAAAACGGTCTATTCTAAATATACGAATTTTGGTATGCAAAAATTTAGAATAGATTACGAAGGGTTGCGTTCATTAAAGCTAAACGAAGACACTCAACTCACGTTTAAGGTCCCTCGAAATGGTGACCTCTTGATGGATGCTTTTCTAGTATTTAATTTACCGGATATTTGGAGTACAATGATTCAGCCTGCTACGAAAGTCGAAAAATGGAAAAATTATGAATTTCGGTGGATTGAACACATTGGAGCGAATGCGATTCGTCGAGTTCGTTGTCTCATCGGGGGACAGGTTATCCAGGAATTTTCTGGAGAATATATCAAAAATATGGCGGAGAGGGAATTTGACAAGAACAAAAAAGAACTCTTTCATCAGATGATTGGTCATGACCCTGAAGTTTATAAGCCTGAAATAGCCTATGGTCGTCCAAATCGATATCCTAACAGTTACCACGTGACAATGACATCTATTGAACCCCTAGGGATGTCCAATCCGTCTATACCAGGCAGAACTCTATATGTACCCCTTCATTTCTGGTTCATGAATTCTTCTAAAATGGCTTTACCTCTTGTATCACTTCAATATAACGAAGTCACAATTGAAGTCACCATGCGACCCATTCGAGATTTGTTTACCATCAACGACGTAACCGCAAATCCTTTTGAACGTTCACCAGTAAGGCCGAACTTTACCAAGGAAGCACATTCCCTTTATCGTTTCCTACAACCTCCTCCATCGATGCTTCTTCTAGAGTCCGACTATAAAAACAAGGTCGCTACATGGGATGCGGATGTTCATCTTATCTCTACGTTTGGCTTTGTTACGGAAGAAGAGTCCAAGGTATTTGCGAAAGACGAACAAAGTTATTTAATCAAAACGGTGAAGGAAGACACGGTTCAGAAGATTACAGGGACGAATCGTTATCGCCTAGACTCCAATAGCTTGTCTTCAAATTGGATGTGGTTTTTTAGACGAAATGATAGTTACGAACGCAATCAATGGTCGAATTATAGCAACTGGTCGTATTCAGATACATTACCCTATAACCTAATCCCGGGGAAAGTCAACTCGTACTATGTCGGGGAAACTCCTTTCGGACCTGGTGTAGACTTTTTTGTGAGTGATGTCTCATTAATAGATACGGAAGGTCCGACAGTTACTGCCGCCAATCAAAATTTCGTATGTGACTATTTTACGAATGAAAATCGAAAAGATATCATGACAAAATTTTCTATTATACTCGACGGAAAATATAGAGAAAACGACTTTGAGACAGGTGTGTATAGTTTTATTGACAAGTACAATTACAGCAAAGGGCATTCCAATTCAGGTTTGTATGGATATAGTTTCAGCTTGAATACCTCCCCACTAGAGTTACAACCCTCGGGTGCTATCAATCTTAGCCGGTTTAAGACAATTGAGCTTGAATTTACTACAATCTTACCTGAAATCAATCCAGGTTCTGCTTACAATACCATTTGCGACGAAGAAGGAACCATTATTGGAGTAGAACAAACAGGCAGTTTATACAAGTATGATTACAGTCTTTTTTTTACAGAAGAACGATATAATGTATTACGTGTCAAAAGTGGATATGCGGCGTTGTTGTATGCACAATAAAAAAATAACTGTAGTTATTAATGACTGAAATAAATCTTAGATTGCCCTTAGATACCTCTTGGACACCCGCTATCTTGAAAGATGTGATGAATTATAAAGGCTCATGTAAAGGTCCAGGTGATGTCAACATTTCGGTAGAGTATTGTAACATTCAAAAGACTGAAAATGAATATATCGTGACGAGTGGACCTATCACTCAAGATGGAACGTCAAAGGTGGTACTGGTTTTACCACAGGGGTCCTCGAAACAAAACGATACAAAATATCGGACGATTGACCTTGTTGATTATAGTTTTAGCGGTGTTTTCGCCGATAATACTTCAGGAACCATTAGTATCACTGTGACAAGTGGAAACATTACTATTCAGAAACCAAATACGGAAGAAAATGACAGTTGGAAAAAGACAATTGATATCACCAAACTAGCCGTCATGGGTCAAATCAATGAGCAGTTTAAAATGTCAACCTTACAATCTCTTAAATCTTTGGTGATTGTCTTTATCAAGGATGCCGGTATTATTCTTATTTTCTGGGTGCTGTTACTTACATTGGGTTCTTGGTTCTCAGTCGATGCGAAACTGATATACCCCTATGACCTAAACGCGTTCCCTTTTGTCTCCATGGCCATGGGCACAGACCATAACTTGTCTGTTGCGGATGAAATGAGCGGTTCTTATTGTAGTACCATGAGCGAAGAACAGAAAAGACAAATTGAGACCACTCTCCGTTCCATTGAAGATAAATATGAAAAGGACCCTAATTTGAAAAAGAAAGTCGAAATCTTGAACCCTGTCATGGCCAGCCTTTCCGCCACCTATATCCCACGTTATATTTTAACGTTTCATCAATATTGTAGTACTACCTCTAGTACAGACAATGCTGCTTCTGTTTTTTTGTATTGGTTATCTTATCTTGTCTTACAACAATATGTATATAGTAATTTCTTGTTGTTTCAAATTCATCAACTGTTTCATCAGGCGTCTTCAATTGTACCTGAAAAAGGATTTTCGGTCTATATATTCGTGATTCTATTTGCGGTATTCTTACTAGGCATTACTTATGCGGTTCGTCCATTGAACATCCAGGTACAGAGAAAAACCAAGCAATATTTCACAGAATTTCCAACCTCGTTCAAAGAAAGTTTTGTATCGATTGCGACACATGTGATTTCTTTGGGATTCTTTATACTTGTTCCATTGTTTACCCTTCTCTTTGTGACGGCCTTTATCGGAAATGCCTATGCTCTCGTATCCATCATGTTCAATTCAAACTCTGTAGAATGTATGATTTTATCTTTTATCGCTATCATGGCGAGTATCCAGTTCATCTTTAGTATCATTGCGTTGGCTCTAGAGGGTAATTTCAATATTAAAAAAATATTCCATATGATAAAAGGGTTGTTTAATATATCTTCCATTGGGTTCAAAGAAATTATTATGTTTATTGGAGCATTTTTTGGTATATTGTTGCCGTTTATCACGAGTCTTCAAAATAGTTTATTATTCATTGGAAAATGGTTTGTCTCGGCTGCGTCTTTCTTGCCTCTTATGAAAAAGTCATTGTCCACTTTCTCGATGAGTCTCGTGCTCATCCTTTTGTATTTTCTAGTGTATGATACTGAAAAGATACTGGGTCCTTACTTCTCTTTCATGACAACTATGATCATTGTATTGTTTTTCTTTTTATCGTATGTATCCTAAGCTAAGAATTGTTAATGTAAAACAGTATAAGTATTTTATGCTAGAGTAACCAAATGTCTCGCCCGAGGGTAAGTCTGTGTACACCTACATTCAATCGACGTCCCTTTATTCAGGCCATGGTACAATGTATCCTACAGCAGAAATACCCGAGACAACTCATGGAGTGGATTATCGTAGATGACGGTACAGACAAGATTGGAGATTTAGTAAAAGATATACCTTTTGTCAAGTATATCGCACTTGAAGAAAGAATGTTACTAGGAAAAAAAAGAAACTTTATGCATAGTCAGTGTACGTTCACCGAGGATAGTGCGATTATAGTATACATCGACGACGACGATTATTACCCTCCAGAACGTGTCTCCCATGCCGTGGATAAACTGGTTCATTCAAAATGTGAATGTGCCGGTTCAAGTGAATTGTATTTGTGGTTTAATGACCTTGAGAAAATGTACAAAGTAGGGCCGTATGGAGACAACCATGCTACCGCAGGAACCTTTGCGTTTAAGCGTTCCTTGTTGAAAACGTGTTCTTATGCTGAAGATGCGGTTCTATCCGAAGAAAAACATTTTCTGAAAGATTACACCATTCCCATGGTTCAACTGGACTCTAAGAAAACAATTCTTGTTGTATGTCATAGTCAAAACACCTTTGACAAACATCGTGTCATCCAGAACGAAAGCAAGTATTGTAGTCAAAGCGCATTAACCATTAAGCATTTTATCAAAACACCTACACTTTACTCGTTTTATACTAAAGGTATGGAAATCGAGTTGGCTAAATATGTACCTGGTACCATTGAGTATAAGCCAGAAGTGGTAGAAGAAATGAAACGTAGGGAACAAGAACAAACCATTGAGAATAGTCAGATGATACAGTTTACGACCAAGGATGGACGCACCGTGAAAGTACATCCAGAACAGTTGATGAGAATGTTACAGCAAAAAAGCGAAGAATGTACTCAGCTTCAGAAAGAAAACCAACAATTAAAAGAACTCAATCGTATCCTTATTGGAAGTAAGCGTTCAGTCTAGCCAATTCAGTATCGCTCAAGATTTCTTTGTCGAAACGTCGATTGTAAAGTTCACATTTGGTAAGGTTCATACGAGCACATAGCATACGGATAAAGGTCTGATTATTATACTCATTGCTATATTTTGTGAGGATTTTTGTGAAACGATATTCTTGGATTCGCTTCGGAGAAGTCGAAAGTTCTACATATAAATGATAATTGTGTAATATTTTCATGTAATACGTCATTTCATTATAAATCCACAATTGTTTTTGAAAGCTAATCCGGTCATAATAATCCCCCATACAAATGTTCTTTAGAAAGCTTTCATAAAAAGCGTAATCCTTTTCTGTCTTGAGCACGTCAATAATGTTCTCGTGAAACAATAAAGATTGTGTCGCTTTTTCTGTCTCCATTACGGTATCTTCTATCATTTCTTTTCGCATGATTTTTTGAATACATCCTTGAACGTTCATTTCATGTCGATTCAAATGTAGGTCCTTTGGTGGAGTCATTGTTACGACATTGGATAGTTTCATGATTTCTTTTATTTTCTTCTCATGTACATTTGACCCGCACAAAATGATGGAGAAATGTCTCGTCTTTTTTTTCTTATCCTCTTGTTTAAACTCTTTGAGCAATAGAGTCAAAAATTTCTTTTCATGTGTATGAATGATGTCGATGTTGTCAATCACGCAAATACATTTATGGTCAATCGTATGCAACATGTCAAGGATAGAGGGTTTCATTCGCTTCAAGATATCGTCATATTCTTCAATATCTTGCATCGAGACAAAGAGTGTGTTGGGTAAGTTTTTTAATAGAGCAGTCTTCCCACTACCCGAAACACCTGTTAGATAAATAGGTTTGGATAACTTCAAAAAAGCCCGTATTTGTTCCATCTAGGCATTTATCCAAGTTTGCTTTAACTAAAAACATTAACTAAAACATATATTCGCATCGTTCGTAATCCCATCCCAAGATACTCCACATCGATTCCCCCATTCTTTCTTTTTACACATACCGCTTTGTGGTCCAGAACCTTTCACTTTGTAGGATTGGTCTTCTGGTCTAAAAATCTTACAGGTGCTAGCCGAATTGTTAAAAATAGAGTCGTTCTGAACACATATTCCATTCATGTTTAAGCTGTAGTAATCTGGACACGTGGAGATGTTGCTTGGAAATATTTGTTTTTGATTCATGTTGGATAAGATGGTACCTATAATCGCCAACGCAATCACCAAGAGAATGATAAAAGAAATGAATACAGTCGTGTAAAAGTTCATTATAATTGAAAAATAAAATATAATATATATAAAGCCATGACGTCAAACGGGAGAGTTGACCTATTTCAAATGCCGAATGGTACTCCCCTATTCTTGCAGGAGAAGGTGTGTACGGTTCAGAAAAGTAATTTCTCAAACGCCATGAAATACAGTCTTCAAAATACGCATCTATCCGTGACCTTTTTTTCAGAAGATAACGTCACACTCTTGGAAAGCGGTATAAAGTCAGAGGTCTACCGTCTATCAAATCAAACTCATTTAATTGACAAACAGGACTACGACCAGATGTACATGATCATGCGGTCTATCTTTTTACAACATGCGAGACACCAGGAAGGGAATATTCCTAAACAAATCGAAGAACTGAACCGAAGGGTCATTGAATACTGTGCTCCTCGTATCTTGAGTGAGATTGTCAGCTATATTCACTATAAAAATGATATTTCTACTCTGGTTGTCCCACTAGACAAACCTAAATCTGTATCGAAAGACAAATCGATTGAATTCAAGCGTTTCTTTTAACTTAGAGTAAACCTTTCAGAGAGATGAGTTCCTTCTTCCACATGGCCTGAATGGTCGTCTCTGTAATCTGCTTGTGTTCGAGTTCTTTTTCTTGAAATTGTCGTTTCAGTGACTCGACATTTTCTTTACAAACACTATCCATCGTCATCTTGATGAGATATCGGAAATCATCCATCGGTTCGTATCCCTTGGTCCGAAGCAATTTACGAATTTCGTCCGTGGTCTTGCGTCTCAAGTCAATTGTCTCCTCAAGCAATTCCGTGATATATTTAAACTTATTACTCAACAACACAATCTCTTCTTGAAGCGCAGCAAGAAGATAATCCTTTCGAACCTGATAGTAAGGCAATCGAACCTCGATAAACTCATCGCATATTTCTGACACTTGATGATAATGAACCAATTTCTCATGTTGATTAAAGAGGTTCATGTTATTGGTTGAAAGGTAGCTATAGAGTTTGAGTGTCTTGCATAACTCTTCTGGGTCGGTCACATCCTGGGTAGTAATCTTGATGAGGACTTCCTTGTCTGTAGACAAATCCTTGTAATCTTTGAGAGTACCCTCATCTACCAATTTCTCGAGATGAAGAATGTAATCTTCATTCCAGGTTCCAATCGGCAATTCAGTAATCTCTACCTTATTCTGCTTCTGGACAAAGACTCCTTTGCTTATAAACCGTTTCTCATTTTCTTTCACCATAGTCCCCTTGAACCCTCTGTAGAACGGTACAAAGTCTGGGTTGACAGACTGACCTTCCAACTTGGCTAGAATGTAATCAATCAGTTGCATCGGATGGTAACAGAGGATTTCAGAACTAAATCCTGTGCCTATTCCGCGGGAACCATTTACCAAGACCATCGGGATAATCGGAAGATAAAACACGGGTTCTACCTTGGACCCATCGTCGTCCAAATAGTTCAAGATGGGGTCGTCCTGTACAGAGAAGATGCTCCTTGTAATCTTTTCGAGCTTCGTAAAGATATACCTCTCTGAAGCACTGTCTTTTCCGCCCTGTAGACGTGTCCCGAACTGACCATTTGGACTAAACAAATGGATGTTATTGGAACCCACGAAATCTTGTGCCATGTTCACGATGGCCCCATTCAAACTGGCTTCTCCGTGATGATATCCGCTATGTTCTGATACATATCCACTAAACTGTGCTACCTTGATTTCTTGTGTCAAGTTTTTCTTAAAAGCACTATACAAGATTTTCCTCTGTGACACCTTTAGACCATCCATCAGGTTACAAATTGACCGGTCACAATCATATTTGGAGAAATGTATCATTTCTTTGTTGATAAAATCGCTCACGGATATTTTCTTGTCTCGAGTATCCACTTTCAGGTCTCTCTGATAAGAGGAAAGCCACGTCTTTCGTTCGTCTGCCTTTTTCTTGTTAAACAACATATCCATCGTAGAAGTATCGTCTTCATGTGTACAGAATTCGACAATCCTCTTTTCTTTAAAATACTCTTTGAATTCAGAACCCGTACTGGTACCCAAACCCTTGTAATATTTAATCTTCCATCCAGAATTTTCCTCTTTCCATTGGTCATAGTCTTGCTCATTGTAAAAGCATAGGGTTTTGGAACCCTTGGATGCTTTCAAAATAGGCGTATTCATAAAACCCATAAATCCTTCAATACGCAACAGCGAAGGCCATAAGCATTCAAACACATTCATACCCAGTCCTTTGATATGACTGCCGTCAAGGTCCTGGTCCGTCATGAACAAGATTTTTCCATAACGCAGTTCATCAATGGTCTCATAGGTCTTTCCAATTTCCAGTCCAAGAATTTTCTTTATTTCAATGATTTCCTTGTTCTCGTTAATCTTTCGTAAAGTCTCGCCGCGAACATTCAAGAGTTTTCCTTTCATGGGATAGACTCCAATAATGTTACGGTCTGAAGGAGAGAGTCCTGAAAGGATACCTGCCTTGGCCGAGTCTCCTTCACACAAGATGAGTGTACATTGTTTCGACTGTTTCGTTCCCGCAAAATTCGCGTCGACCAATTTTGGAATACCTCGAATGGTCTTGGACTTGTTCCCGTCGCTCTTCTTGAGCTGTTTCAGTTCCTTTTGCTCGGCCATCTCACATGCCTGTTCCATGATACCTAAACCCGCCAACTTTTCAATGAATTTATCACTTACCGTACAACTTGTTCCGAATTTTGTCGAGGGAGTGGTGAGGCACTCTTTGGATTGACTGTCAAACGATGGATTTTCAATGGTACAATGGATAAAGAGAGTCATCTGTTCACGCAAGATAGAGGGTTTAATTTCCATCTTCTTCTTCTTCAAGATATAGGCGGACAGTTTCTTCAAGATTTGCTGTAACAGATAATCCACATGTTTTCCTCCCTTGTAGGTAAAGATACCATTAACAA